CATCGAAACCATTGCGCGTGATGTAGCCGACCGCCTGCTTACCCGCGACTGGGTCAAGTCCGTGTTCGATGCACACCGGATAACCGGACAGGTCGCCATTGAAACCGATGTTGGGCGGGCGCGACTTGTCGAAGTAGGTATCATAGCTATCCCGTCCGACGCCGTTCTCGCCATTCGGACTGCCCCACAGGAACACGTACCCGCGAATGATGCCCTGTGCTTCGTTGGCGAGCATGACCGCGCGCGACACATTCGCCTGATACTGCCCGCCGTATAGCTCGGCGAACACGGCTTCCGCGTCCCCGCCCCGCCCCTGCCCGCACATATTGAGGGCGACGGCGATGCGCTGATCCTGCGACCATTCGGGATGCTCCTGTTTGAGCGTGTGCATCTTGTCGCCGACGCAATCCCGTTGGGGACTACGTTCGCGCACGGCGGGGTCGATCTGTTCCAGTTGCATGGTGTCCTCGATACACAGGAACGTCGTCAGGAACGACGGAATCAAAAACCCGCCGAAGCGGGCTTTACGTTTTGATGGGTGCTTCGCCTACCGCCCCGCCAGCGCCTCACGCACGGCGGCGTTGACTTCAGCGGAAGCGGCGCGGCGCAGAAAGTCGATGTTGTCGATCAGATTCGTGCGCATCGGCGTCCAGTTGCCGCGATGGTAGTGCGACTGGCGCACCTCGTCCAGCACGTAGGGCGCGTGCGCCGCATTCGTGCCGATGGAGACGATGACGACGCTGCCCTCGGCGTTCGCCTTGCTGGTGACCGACCGACCGAGGAAGCCCGTGCGCGGGTAAGGGAGTTTGCCCTGTGCCGCCAGCGCCATGACTAACCCCTGCTGCGCGGCGGATTTGAACTTGCTCTTGTAGGTCGTGCCGTCGCGCCGTTTGCGCGTGTAGTACAGCGGCAGCGGCTTGTGTGTCTGCTTGGGGTAAACGACCGCCACCTGCTCGGCAGCAGCGCCCAAGACCTTGCCCGCGCGCAGCAGGATGCGATCCCGTTCCGCGCCGCCGAACACATCCGCTACCCGTTTCAGCAGCGCGTCGGCATTACCGGAGAGTGAGGCGCGGATCATGAGTAGTAGTACACTCGATCCAGTATGGATGCCACGTCGGGATATTTTTTTGCTGCCAGATGTTCGTTAACAGATAACCCGGCGAGTTCAACCATCGTATTGGTCATGTACGTCAGATACCAGATCGCCAGGCGGTGCGCTTCGGGCGTCTCACGTAGCACGCGATAGCCCCGAAACATGATGTCGCGCTCCAGCACGACGTAGTTGTGCTCATCAATTTCGATCACGTCGCAGATGTCAGGATGGCGGTCAAACAGGTAATCCTCAAGTACTTCCTGCCCAACGAATGCGAAGCCGTTACCATCCCAGTCAAGCGCCGACGCCATGACTAGTTCAGGATTACCAAAATAGTCAATGCCGTATGGAGTGTAGTATATCTTGCCAGTACGCCAGTCCTTGCGAATGTGCACGTCATAGTAGACGTGATCGTCGATGTTCTGCGAGATAGACATCTATCCTCCCAACTGTGCCAGCAGGTCAGCCGCTTCCGTGTCAATCGCGTCCTGCGTCGGCGCGTCGATGACGGGTTTGGTGAAGCATCGGCAGCCCGGATGCGCGGGCGGCGACAGATACGCCCCTTCGCGCGTGCTGTACACGCCTTCGTCGAGCGCGCCCTCGCGGTTGTGCAAACCGGAGCAGATCGGGCAGACGTGGGCGTCGTTCACGGTCTGCCAGCGCACCTTGCGGATGCCCGCCGCCGACCAGCGCTTCCGTGCGCCCTCATTGTACACCCGCGTGCTTTCGGTCTGGGCGATCAGCGCGGCGCGGCTCGGGTCTTTGACGATGGTTTCCAGCGCCGCCGCGAGTTCCTGCTGTGGCGCGCCTGTTTGCATCCACTCGGTGATCGCCTTGCGGATGCTGTCGGTTGTCGTCGCATTGATGCCCTTGATCAGGTCGTAGGCATACTCGCGGGCGTAGTCGAGCGCTTCCTGCGACAAGAGGTTCCAGTCGACCTCGATGATGGCTCGGCTTGGTGCCGGATTCTTTCCCGCCTGAAGCGCCTGATCGCCCGCCGCCATGCCCGCCAGCACGATCTGCGTCAGCGCGCCGGGCGCTTTGTCCGTGCCGACCCACGTCGATACCAGTTCGTCGGACAGGTCGGATAGCACGCGCTCGATCTCGGCGTTGGTCACGTCCGCGCCCAGCGCCTTGATACGCTTCAGCACGGCGTCGCCGTAGGTGTTCATCCAGTCGCGCCCAACCTGCTGCATGAGCGCGTCATAGCGCCCCCAGTAGGCGGTGTACTGGTCGGGCGTGACGAATGGCTCCGGGATGTCGGCGCGCACCAGCCTGGCTTTCGCGTCGGCAAACACCGCGTCAATGGGGTCGTCAGCGGTCAGCCGCGCCAGGACGTAATCGCGCAGTCCGTCCGGCAGCGTCTCGACATGGAAGTCGTAACCCCTGCCCTTGCGCGTCACCACCCGCTCCCAGTTCGTCAATTCCTTCAGTTCGGCGGGGCTGGCGCTGCGCAGCGTCCAGGCGTGATAGGCGGTATCGCCGACAAACGCCGTGACGTTGTTCAGGACAATCGGGAAATCGACCGGCGGGAATTCGGTCACGTCGGCATCGCTCATGCCGAGCATCAGGTATTGCCCGCTGACATTGGCGACTGGCTCTAATCCGGCAGCCCGCAAGTCGAGCGCCGCGCCCTTCATCAGCATCACGGGCGATGCGTCGATGACCGCGTACAATCCGCCCTCGTGAGAGGTGTAGCCGCTGAGTCGCGCGTCGACCCTGCCAACCTCGGCATAGTCCGCGCGCTTGATGAGCGCCGACAATTCGCCGGGTGTCCAGTCGTCCGACTGCGCCAGCACCACCCGCCAGGCATCCTCGTCAACCCACTGGGCGTTGATGCCCTGCTCGGTGAGCGCGTCACTCAGGATGCGCCGGGCATAGCGCACGAACTGATTGTCGGCGAGGCTGACCGCCAGTTGCAGCGGGAGCGATGTACTGCGCCGCGCCGGTTGGTCAACCAGCAGCGGGCGCTCGTGAACACATGTTTCACCGTACATCAATCGCATCACGACCGGGCGCACGCTGACTTTGCCGCTGTACGTCACCGCGCGCGCGCGCTCCTTCAGGTAGCCCATCGTGATGTGCGGGATGTAGGTATCGGGCGCGCTGTATGGGCTGGCGAGAATGCCGATCTCCTGCGCCGCGTCAAACACCCGCTCCTGATACTCCATCAGGTCGGCATTGCGCTTCACACGGAAGTGCAGCGCGTGCTCGCCGACGTTATCGAAGCTGTGCAGGCTGCCGACCGCTAGTGCCAGTTCCGGCGGCGTCATGCCCGCCAGCACCGCGCTGAAGCGTGCCGCCTGCATATCGGTCGCGTCGGGCGCGTAGAATACCGTCACGTGCAGGGCGTCGGTCGGCGTCCATTCGGCGTCGGGGTAGAGTTCGCGCAGGCGGTTCTGCAAGCCCAGCAGCGCCGGGTCGTTGGGCTGGAAGAACAGCATCGCGCACAGCGAATGATCGTCGACCCGCTCGGCGGGCATCGCCTGCATCGGCGACGGTGGAAGCTGCGGCGCGGGCGGCGTCAAGACCGTCACGCCGCCATTCCCACCGCCGGGCGGCAGATTGCCAAACGGCGACGGCGCGGCAGGCTGTTTTAGGGCGTCGGCGTTAGCGTTGGCGACTTCGAGGATGCGACTGCGCGGGATATACTGACCGCCAATCAGCACCACGTCGAGATTCGGGTCGTTTGACGACACGCCGTAAACGAGGCGCTGTAATTCGTTGAGCGTCACCCCGCCAGCATTCCACAAGGATAACGGTTCCAACGGCGAGCGCTTGAGGTAATCCTCGCGCTCGCCATAACCGAGCAGGTCGCGCGCTTCCTGATAATCCAGGAGGCTGCCCGCCGCCAGCGTATTCGCGGTATCGGCGCGGACGAACTGCGCCGCTTGCAGCGCCGGGATGTTCTGCTCGTCGATGTCGATCCGGTACGGCGCGCCGAAATCGCGCATCGCCCACTGGTCGTTGAGCGCGGGCAGTATCACCGTGCGCAGGAACGGCAGCGTGACGTTGCGGATGTGCGCGATCTCGATACTGCTGTAGGTGCTGTTCGCGCTGAGCGGGTCGCCCGTGTCTTTCAGATGCACCAGCGCCGGATCGACCTCGAACACCGCGCAGATGTCCTCGCGCTCCGCGCCCTTGAGGTCGGTCATGGCAAGGTCTTTGGGCGCGGCGCTGATCGGGTTCCACTTCGCGCCCGACGGCATGACCGCCGTGCGGTGGGCATTCTTCGCGCCTTGAAACGCCCGCTTCCAGTCCTGCTTTGCCTTCTCGTAGGCGTCCGCCGACGGCTCGCCCTCAAACGACAGGAAGCCGTCGATCTGCGCGCCGTTGAGGAAGAACGCCGCCGCGTAGGTCGACAGGTTGGCATCGATGTTGAGCGCCAGCCACGCCGCCTCGAACTTGCTCAGCCCGTTGCCGTTGCTGCGCGCGTCGAACGCCTGCGCGAAGATCACCTCTTGCAGGTTCAGGGCTTCCGAGCCGCCCGCCGGGTTCTGCCAGCGGTAGCCGGTCACCACGCCCCGGTCGGTGTATTCGTACACATCCAGCGGATTGAGCCACACCAGCCCGGTCGGATAGCCGCGCGTGTTGTAGCGCTTGCGCAGATAGGTGCGCCCCCAGATGTCGTGCGACCGCTGCCAGTCGGCGATGATCTTCGCCGAGATGGACAGGAAGTAATCCAGCGGCGTGCCATCGAGCGGCGTCTCGTCCGCGCCGCGCACCCCATTGACGACTTCCAGTGGGATGCCCGCAGCGGTTTTGGCTTTGTACTCGACGCAGGCATAGCCCGTCATAGCGGCGGCATAGGCTTTGCCGGCGGCGAAGTCGCTGACTTCACCCGTCGACACCAGCGAGCGTTCGAGCGCCTGCTCGAATGCGCCCCGGTAAGCGGGCGCTTCGATCACCTCGTCGCCGCGCGTGAACAGGATGCGATAGACGCCGGACTGCGCGGATTGTGCTTTTGTCCGGCGGCGCAACACCGTCGGCAGGCTCAGTTTTACCACACGTCGCTCCGCTCGAATCGTCCGCTGCGTAGAAGGGTTGGGTCTAGTAATGCCAGCGCCACGCTATCGGCGGCATCGGTTGAACGCCCGATCCGCTTGCGCATGTCGTCTTTGCTTTCGACCTGGATGCGCCCCGCGCTGGTGATTTTCCACTTGGGGGCAGTCAGGTCACCGATCAGCCGATCATCCGGTGGGAGTGCCAGCAGGTCGTTATTTTGTGGATCGAGCCAGTCGCGCAGCATCCACCACAGATACGAACGCAGATTGACAAACGTCAACTCACCGCTTCGGTCGGTCAGTTCCTTGCCGCCGCCTGTCTTGGCAGACTCCGAAACATTTACGCCCGTGACCTTGTACCCCTGCTCACGTAGGCGGTCAACCACGCCCGCGCCGATACCGATCACATCGACCTGAATGGGCAGCTCGGTATTCTGCTTCGCCTTCAGGACGACCGCGCCCGTGACCGCCATCGTGTCGAGCTGGTTCAGATAATCCAACGCCTCGATCACATATCCGACGCGGCGAGCAATAACCGTACTGTCATCGCCGAAACGGGCGACATCGACGCCGAGCGCCGTATCACCTTCCCCCTTGCCGTCACATACCTGCCAGCGCTCGTTCGACGCCTCGACCCACGACAGCGGGATGAGGGTGTCCGTACCGCCTTCGGCGAATTCGCCCAGCACGCGATTCTTGAACACGGCGCTATCGCGCCCCCACTGTTTCGCGCGCTGGTCAACCCACTCTTTCGAGACCCGCCCGGCGTCAATGGCTTCCTGCGTGGTGACGTGCCGCGTCCACCAGTCCTCATATCCGGGTCGGCGCTTGTGGATGTCATAAAACACGCCGCCCGTATCCCCCGGCGTGCTGATTGCCAGCGCATACGCCTCGCCGGTGCTGAACGCGCCCTCGACCGCTTCCCACGTCGGCGCGGGGATGGCTTTCGCCTCATCCAGCACATAGAGGATTTCGTCGGCGTGCGCGCCTTCAATCGCGGTCGGATCATCGCTGACCACCGCAAACGCTTCACCCGTCGAGAGTTTCAGACCCAGCGTCAGCAACTCATCGCCGACTTTTGGCATCCCGCGTCCGACCGCGCTCCAGTCGATCCGCCGCGCCCACTTGTGGACTTCGGGCAGCGTGAACTTGGAGACCTGCCGCCACACTGATGCGGTGATCGGGATTTTCCAGTCCG